CTACGGCGTGTCCACCTCTACCCCTTTTGCTTTCAAGTCAGCCCTCAGGGACAGCAGCTGCAACCTGGCCATTTCAAGCTGAGTAGCAGCTAGCTGATCGGCCAATGGCTGAATTTTCCTGTACCAGCACCCAAAACCTACAAACATACCTAGCGTACACAGCGCGGCCAGAAAGCCTGCGTATTCGACATACGTCTTCCTATCAGCCACCGCCACATCTATTTTTTTCTCCAAAATTTTTAACCGGGTCGACTGCTCTATGTTGGGGTTTTCCTTTGTCTTCAAAACTTCCAATTCCGCCCAATTCTCAAAAGCGATAGCATTGGAAGTGTTCGTGGCGTAAATCACGATCATAAAAGAAGAAATCAAACCCACTAAAGAAAGCAGTGCCAGTAACTTGTAAAAGTTATCAGTAGGTAGCGAAAGCTTACTTTCCATGTAGCACCTCAGCTTCAATAGAGTTGCTGAGTATGCCCGGATTTTCTTAGATAGATGAAGATGCATGAAAAGCCTCATGTCTGCATTGAGCCAATGGAGATAGGCGTAGCGCCGACTCCAGATGATCCGGCGATAGGTGCGCATAGCGCATAGTCATGTTGATCGACGAGTGCCCGAGGATCCGCTGCAAACTGAGGATGTCTCCCCCGCCCATCATGTAATGGCTGGCGAACGTGTGACGCAGGATATGAGTCAGTTGCCCAGGCGTGTGAAAGCCGCAGCGCTCATAGGCCCCACGAAAGGCCGCACGGCAGGACATGAATAGTCGGCCATTGCCGGGCATGCCTAGCTTTAGAGCCAGCGCTGCCACATCGTCAGGGATGGGCACGGACCGCGACTGGCGATTCTTGGTTCTATGAAAATGAGCCTTGCCGCCAAAGATGGCGTTTCGACCTATTGATTCAGCCTCATCCCAGCGCGCGCCAGTAGCCAAACAGAGCAGTGCGACCGGATAGGTATGGTTGTTCAGCGATTTTCGGCATTCATCAAGGAGCTGGCCGATCTGGTCCAGAGTAAGAAACGACAGCTCAGTCTGGTCGGTCTTGATCTGCCGAACATTAGCCAGCGGATTACTTCCTATCCACGCGCCCAGCCTGATCAGCTCAGAGAACACCGCCGACAAATAGCGCTGTTCATGGTTGACGGTGTGCGGTGAAGCCTCTTTAAGACGAGATTGGCGATAACGAGCCCAAGCCAACGTATCGAAGTCACAAACCTGAGGATTGCCTAACCGCTCCGTAATCGCCAACGTGCGCGTCAAACGCGCCTTTTCATCCTTCAGCGAGCAACCGTGCAGCGAATGCCACAGCTCGACGAGGTCTGACAGACGATCATCCAGAGGTCGCCCCGTTTGTTTCAAGCTGGCAAAGAAATCGGCCTCGAACCGCTGAGCTGCCGCCTTGGTCAAGAAGCCCTTCTTACGGATGCGCCGCCCACCGCGCCCTCTTTCGTAGAAGTCGGCAGTCCATGTTTTGCCATCCTTGCGCGCAGTCATACCGCCCGTCCCCACCGCACCGTTCGTTCCGCCAAAAGCTTCTGGACGTGCTTGTAGATATCGCGCTCAGTCTTTCCTTTGTCGGCGTAATGATCTCGGATTACCGGCCAGCACTCCCACTCCCGGAGGCTGGCGAACGCCTTTTCCGCGCCGATCCGCTCCCTTGAAACCAAGCTGATGAAGTTGCCCAGGAACAGTTCGACGTTCTTGCCGCTGAAGCCTTTGGAAGTCTTGAAATGGCGTTTGTAGTAGGTCTGACCCAGGAGCGATTCGACCGGCACCGAGACGTGCACGTCGTACCGCATCAGGGTCCAGAAGGCATCGAAAACACCCTTGCTCGAGCACAGGCGGAACGACTCCAGGCCGTACTGGAACAGCCCGTCAAGGTGGCCGGCGAGTTCGGCATAGGTGGAGCTTTCCAGCACGCGACCAGCGCATTCGGAACCATCGGCGAATTGCTGGACGATGGAGTGATGGAAGCGCAGTTCAATCCGCCAGACGGGCGCATCAGGGTCGTAGTTTTGCGGGTCTTCGGCGTCGAACGGGTTGTCGAGGCTGGCCCAGGTGGTGCGCCAGTAGTCGAGCTTATCGATGGCATAGGCTTGCAGTGTCTTGTTGTAGATCGCCAGCTGAATGCCGGAGGCGGAGCCGAACAGGAAGGATTGCCCGCGACCGTAGCTGACAGCTTCCCCGTCGTAGTGAATCTCCTTGATGCCGGACAGATCCCGGCGCGTTCGGGCGCGGCACAACAGGCGGTCGATCAGATCCGCTGGTGGCGTCCAGCCTTGAACGTCCAGGGCGAGGTGCACGGCGCATTGGTTTGGTTCGACGAACTCCAGGGCTTCAGTTGCGAAGCGGTCCATCCACTCTTGCAGCACGGCCGGCGTGCAGGACTGGATAGCGTGGGGGCTCACTTCGATCTTCATGTGGGCACCGATTACATCGAGCTTCACGTTGAAGTTCTTCAGCAGCAGGACGAAGCCGAGGTCGGCGTTTTGCAGCTTGAACTGGTAGCCCGAGTCACGGCCAACGCGTCCGGCGTGCCACTGGTGACCGGCGAACTCGACGAGGCCCGGTTCTTCGACCAGGGCGAGCACATCGGGACGGATGCGCCCCCTGTAGAGCTGGCGGACGGTATCGACGCGGCAGCCAAGAAGACGAACATCTGAAAGATCAGTGAGCCGGGATGTTCTCGGATCAACAAACAGGCGGCCATGAGCGGAAGGCTCAGCGGTGAGGCCATCCAAACGCATTTGATCAACTGCCTTACTCAATTTCTTTCCCCATTACAGTGGTGCAACAAGGTTGCAAAAAGCGGTTTATAAGACGTGCTACAGGGACGTCGCGCCCGCCGCCTGCGCGCCCTTCGTTTTGGACCGAGTCACTCCGGGCGCTCCGGCGGCGGGCTTTACCACGCGACGCCATCCATTAACCGCCTTCACCGCCATGGCCTACTGGTGTACTCAGAATCAGAGACGACGGTTATGCGAGCCTCTGAGCCTGATACAGCAGCAGCTAGAGGGGTCTTGGGCATATCCGGTGTGATGAGCGAGGACGGGCGTCCAGCGATGGCGTTGATGGGTTGTAGCGGGTGCTCCGATGGCGTGGAACCACGACAGGTCGCGGTGCCTTTCCACTTCCGATAGGTCAGCTCGACGAAACACGGCCCCTTGTAAACCAGCGTGTAACCAACGCCGGCGAGATCATCCGAGGACTGCTGAAAGATGCGCCCTTCATCGTCGACAATGCTGAGCAGAACACGCCGGAAGAACTTGCCATTGCGGGTGCCTTCACCCGCGCCGAGAACGTAGAAGGTACGGCCGGCGAACGGGTGGTTTAGCTGAGGATCAGGCGGAACAGGTGGCCCACTGCCCACAGAGCCAGGACGAAGAACAGCAGGCGGACCAGCAGGTAAGCCAGCAGCTTGCCCAGTATGCGCAGCGCCGGTTGAAGCAGGCGCCGCAGGAGCTGGAGCAGTTGGCTTGTGAGCGCCGCCCCCGAACAGAGAAAGGCTTCCAAAAGATAGAAGCAGCACAGGCAAGCCGGCCATAAGTGCCAGTAGTAGAAGTAACTTAGGCGACTTAAAAAGGCTCTTACCCGCGGTGGTGTCCTGGGTCGCGCCGGTGGCGGTGGACTGGTAGAGCTTGAAGGTGTCGGGCTTGATTCGCTTGTATTCGATGATGGTGCCATCGGCGGGCGCTCGGTTCTGCTGGGCGTCATGCTGCGACTCCTTGTAACGGCCTTTGATGCCGATCACGGCGAGGTTGGAATGCCGATAGGCCATCTCGCAGGTCATGCGGATGTCGTCACGGATATAGGAGATGTTCGGAGTGGTCAGGACGATGTCCCAGTTCCAATGCCGGTGGCGGGTCCAGCCGTCGAGCCAGGACATGGGCCGATCGGCCTTCTGCGCCGCTTCCGGGCCACCGGGGAAGTCGAAGCGCTCCAGGTCCTTTTCCCGCCATGCCTTCGGAAACACCAGTTGGGTTTCATCGAAGATGATGAACGCGCCCCGCGGTGCCCATTGAAACCAGGTGCGCATCTTTTCCATGTCGTCGAGCGATTCGAGCGACAGGTTGATGATGTCGGTACTGGCGGGGATGTCGGGCATGACCTGTAGTACGCGCTCCAGGGTGAAGCCGCGCACGTTGGTGATGATGTAGCGCCCGGCCTTGAGCGCCGGAACAGCGTCATCCTGTATGGCACCCGAAGTTTTGTAGGAGCCGTTCGGACCGTGGTGAATTTTGATGGCCATGGTCAGCGGCCTATGAACGGCACGAAGCGCAGGGCGAAGCGCGTGGAGAGGGCAGAAAACAGAATGTTCAGCGCTTCGGGCACACCGAAGAAGGAGAACGCGCTGAGTAAGTCGCCGTTGATGCCGCTGTATTTCTGCTGGATAAGCTGCGCTACACCCAAGTTACCTATGATCTCTTGTGCGGAGGTATAAGCGACATCAAGTGCAAGCATTTGCATTTGAATATAGGAATACATCGCCGCCTTGGTCAGCAACACCAAACCATCTTTAACAAACTGATAAATTCCGACACTAAGGAAATCCCAAATACTCTGAAAGAACGCAATTATCTGATCGAGAAACGATGTAATCCATTCCATGCTCTAATCCTTCAAGATGATGATGCCAGCCACAACGGCGGCAACCAAAAGAAGCACATAACGCAGGTTAATTAAGGAGTCTTCATAATCGGAAAGACACAGCTTTGCGGTTTCGCCATAAACCTGAAACGAGTAACAAGGCAAACGACCGCCACCCTGTCCTAGATTCAAATCAAAGGCACCGCGAAATAGCGCGGAGTACTGGTCCATCTTTTGATCAAGCTCGGCGCGGACCGTAGCAACTTTCTGATCCCATTCCGCGATGCCTTCGGCAAAATCCCCAGTGGCAGGAGCAGAGAGGCTTGTACCGGGACCCGGTACGCCGTCGTCCTCACCCTCTTCGTTACCTTCGCCATCACCTGTACCCGAAGAGCCGGTACCAGAACCGCTACCGGACCCTGTACCGCTACCACCAGTACAACCAGCTCCTTTGCAAGTGCTACTGGAACTGCCCTGTGAACCATCGGCATTGGTGTGCGAGTTGTTCACATTCTGAGTGGTGTTTGTACTGCAACTATTAACGCCCGTGCATTTTGTAACCGTGGTGGTAGTCGTCGTTTTTGTATCGGTAGAACCATCCGGATGAGGAGTAACCTCGGTTTTGGTCGTAGTGTCATTTTTTGCGGTAGACGGCGTCGGTTTGGGCGTACCGCATGTCCAAGCGCCTGCTATGAATTTGCAATCAGAAACGCCGGGCTGCTTATCGTACGAAAACTTTTTGCATTCTTGGAGACGACGCCCTTCGGCGTCATAGTTCCACTGGCTGCACTCTTCTGATTTTTCAGTACTAGGATCAGCATTGCCAGGGTCGTCGCAGGCATCACCTTCACACGCGGGAGGCGGAGCCGCAGAGCATTCAACGCCGGGCATATTATGTTCATAAGTGCTAAGAAATGACTTGCTATTTACAGTTTGCTTGACAATAGAAAGGACTAAGTGAGCCTTACAGCCTTGATTACAGACTTCTGGAATAATCTCATTCGTAGTTTGTTCAAATTGATTACCCGCTACAGCTTCGCATTTATCGGGTTCAGGAGCCTTGCACTGGCTAGAACCATCAACAATAGTCGGATCATACGTAGTTCCAGGGGGGCAACTATCACCTGTCCTGTTAGCAATCCCAGTCTCAGTGGCAACAGCACCACTAGGATGAATATAACTGCCAGTACAACGCGCCTGAACCTCAGACAGCATTACAACTGAGAAATCGCCGGTCTTGGAGTGATTATTAGGCGGAGGATATACCGAATACCAAGTCTCGCAAATACCAAGAGCCGTAGAGCTGCTGTACTGCGCAAGCTGCCACCTATAATCCTGCGCACTAACCCCCTGCGAAAACAACAAGACTAGCGGCACACACAGTGCGCCTAACAGCGCTTTATATTTAACCTGATAAATAGCCATTCCCATATCTACACCCGCCCGAAAAACAAGAGATAAAAGGCAAGCGAGGTAAAAACCAGAACGTAAACTTGATAACTCATGGCGGTATCCAGAAAAAGAAAACCCCGCCGGAGCGGGGTTTAGTTGCTTCGGCACCAGATCGATACTCAGGCCGGAGTAGCGCTGGTCAGAAGAACTCACCGCAGCGGTAGCCGGTGATGAAAGCCCCGGCCACGAAGGCGCCAAGCCAGACTGACCAGAGCACGGCTTAGGCCTTGCGCAGCATGCCGAAGATGATGCCGGCGCCCGCCAGCACCACCAGGGCGACAGCAACCCAGCCGGCGACCGTGCCGGCGTTGGTGCCGGCCGAGGTCAGTTCGGTTTCGACGCCGCTGATGTCGATAGCAGCGAAGGCCGGAACGGCCATCACGGTGCCGACGGAAGCGATGGCGAGGTTGCGAGCAGCGGTGTTGAGAGCTTTCAGTTGTTTCATGGTGTCACCTCATGCGACGTAGGATTGAAGCGATCCATCCGGCGGACAGACCAATTGCGAACACCATCAGCACCCCGCCAAAACCGATGGCGAAGGACTGGGCGTCGAAACCACCCGAAACCAGGATGTCTACGTATCCGGCGGCCTCAGGCGGAATCAGGTAGGCCTGCTGCCATGCCAGCGCACCGCAAGACATGCTGTCGTCAGCATTCATCGTCCAGCTTGTGCAGACCTGCACGGCAACCACGCCTGTCATTCGTGGTTACTCAGAAAGCAGCAATGGGGTTGAACAAAGGCGCCATGGCGAGACCTGCATTCAGGCCGTCGAAGTGCCCGGAGGCGTAACCGCCCAGGAAGCTAAGCGCGGCGATAAACAGGTAGCGGTACATGGCGTCTCTCCCTGAGTTACGGTCAGGACTTCGCAGCGTCGCTGGCGGGTGCCTGCGCGTTCGGGCGGGTCGGTTGCTGACGTGGGGCGGGTTCGTCGTGGACGATGGCGACGATGACCTGTTTGTTTTCGATCCGGCCGTATTGGTCGCGGGTCGGGCGCACGGCGGTCTCGAACTTCATCTTCACCGGGCCTTGGTCGAAGTTGATCTGTTCGAGCACGGCCGGGTCGCAGTTGTAGCCGGTGAATTCGAAGCCACGGGCGTTGGGGCGCTCTTTCGAGCCCTTCGGAATCGGAGAGAAGCCTTGCAGGCTGGCGAACACTTCGCCGGTGTCTTTCTTGGCGTACCAGTCGCTTTGAACGACGAGGATTTCCAGGGTGGCTTTTGCAGTCGGAATATCAAACATCATGGTGTCGTACCTCGGTTTAATGCGCTTAGTTGCGCGGTCGATTAATGAGCCGTGAACTCGATTGGCGAAATTTGGCGTGAGGAATCCCCCGCCCTTAACTCGGGCCGTTTCAAAGTTGCTGGCTGTCTTGCGTTACTTCGGTTGTTCCGGCGCGGCCGGTTGTTCTTTCACACCAAGGGCTTTGCCCTTGTCATCCCACTCTTGCCGCCGAGGGCTCAGGAGCGCGGGGCGGTGGAGCTGCCCCACTCTCCAGAGCCGAGGCTTGTTCGGGCGGTGCAGGGTCAAGGGTTCGCTCCGCCCGGCGTTCCGTTCGACTGGACGATGAAGCCTGTCCAGACGAGCCGGTACGGCGGCCCCTGACCAAGTAAGGCCGTGCGGGTGGCGGTTCGGGCTCGTGGTCGTTGGTGGGCGGACCGTCGAGCAAATACGCAGTGCGCAGCAGCGAACGGGCCATAGCTGGAATGGACATCGTGAACAGGTAGACGACGCCGATCAGAGCAAACGCGGCAGCCATGACAGCGGCGCCGGTATCAGCGGCGAGGAAATCCCGTGCAGCGGTGACCAGGGGCGACACAGCCCAAAACAGCAGGACGTAGACGACCCAGCCGAGGGCGAATTTGAGCGGTGGCTTGAACTTGTTCATTGGCTTACGGCTCCAGTTCGAACGGCTCGTGCACCGGGACAAAAGGCGTCGGCTTGCCGCTGTCGTAGACAACGCGCCAGAACTTCGGGGGACGCTTGGACGGCGTGTGTTTCGCGCAGAAGGAGGCCGTCTGGCAGTACCACCGGCCATCGACCTGATACGGCTCGCCACGGGGCGTGCAGTCGGGACAGGGTGTGCACGGGGAGGCGGCGCGGTGCCGAAAAGCGGCTTTTGACCAGCACACAGAGCAGGAGCAGTCCGGTGCGTGGGTGATCCGCAGGTAGCTGACCAAGGTCGTCATGCTGGGCTACCTCCGGTTGCGGCTTTTTTGCACGCTCCAGGCGGACAATTGCTGGCTCAACCGGTCCGGCGTTAGCGGCCGACGGGAATGGCCGACGACAGTGAGCAAAGGCGGAAGACGCCAATGAATCCAAGAGGAACCATTCATCAACCGAAATCAGGCCAGACGTATGCAGGGCGCTGGTGAAGCCGTAACACCGGCCAAGCCTGATACCGACAATGGTTTCGTCTGACATAGACGATCCAGCACGGAGCACAACGAGCAGACGCAGAAACTCGCGCAGGATGGTGTCATTCATCGGAGTAATCCCCCGCGCAGAACACCGTTTTGCCCCGGTCCAGGTCACGGCGGAGGCGGTGCAGGTTGATGACGCGACGGCGGCCGATCTTCACGGTCGGGACGGTGTGCGACTCGACCCAGCCGCGCACAACGTCGGGCGTTACATCATCGATGCCGATCATTTCGGCTAGGACTATTTGCGAACAGAACGGTGCATCCCTGAAATCGGTAACCCGCTCTGCGTTTCCCTCTACGGTGAGCCCTACTACACCAGACTGGTCCATGGTTTTTGCCATATAATCCAATTCATGATCTCAATTCACTGAAATAGTTTCAGTGATCTATTGAACTGAATCTTATACAGCCATAGCGTTCAGTGAAATAGTTTCACAGAGTATTTTTAGAACATTATGGAATCGATACTGAGCCGGGCTAGATCGCTGATCGATAAAGCGGGATTTGACGCCTTGGTACGACAAGGCCAAATTGGGCATTCGAGGTGGCAAAGCGTCAGGTATAAGGACATTCGAATGAGCACAGAGGAAATCGAAGTGCTCCAATCGATGTTTCCTGAGTATCGGCTTTGGCTCATTAGTGGCGAAATAATGCCGGAATGCGGACAAACCAGCCCCGATTACGATGAAGCTAATCGAAATTTGGCCAATCCAAACGCGGGATAACGATCACACAAGAAGTAGCTAGGCGCTGGTACGCCCGAGTAATAGACTAAAGAGAGGGGTATCCCCCTCTCTTTATTAACTCAAGCTTCCATTACTGCAAAGTTAGGAAAATAACGGTACATCTTGATGAATTTATTAGCATCCGACTGAGGGATTGCCCCCAAAGATAAATCCCCGCCATTCAAAGGCAGCTGCTGTTCTATATACCTTAGCTCGCGAATCGTAAGCTTTGGCATATCAATCTTGATCGGACGACCATCATCGCTGATAAAGTCCAATCTGTCGAAGCCGCATCTTGGATAAATCATTGCGTCTTCATCATCGACAACCAACCCAACTAACGTAGTCATTTTGGCATCATCTTGATACTCAATCTCGCAGATAGGCTGAAACCGTAGCCCATTTGCATGACCGGCATCACGCCCAGCTAATGTTGCCTCTATTTCCAATCGAAGCATATTTCTAGAAAGCTTCCCGTAGAACCAAGATACCAAGTCTTCATCTGAAGCATCCTGGGGGACGCGCTGCCTACCAAATACCTGTCGGAATCGATCTATGGCACCTATTGCGTGCTCATCGGTTTCCTTTTCGCTCTCAGCGGCAATATATTCTGGCGCTTTCATGCACTGGACAGAAACAGCAACAACCGAGCCAGAAGCCACTCGATTAGAAACGATCCTTACATCATCTAGCATTGATAAGCTCAGAGGCCCATCGTAATCTAGCCAAATAATTTTACGGCCAGTCCAATCTATACGAGGAAGAGCAGCGGAAGACTTTGCGTACTCAATCTTAATCTGAAATGGCTTATTAGCATCGATGCGAACTCTTGCATCGGACGCCTGCTCAATTGAGATCATTTCCTTGATACCAAGGGCACGATGGAAAAGAGTGAAGTCTGAAAACCAAACAGACCCGAAGCCTATATATGCATAGTCTTCCACAGGCTGAAATGCTGCCAAACGACGAAGTATTTCAACAAGCATCTTCCGTTCAGCATATTTTGCAGGGCGAAGGGAGTAGTCGATTTTTCTAAAACTGGCACTCATTCGCGATGCCTCTTCAAAATCAAATCAAATGTTGCCTCACCGACTTTAGCCGCAGACCCGACCCCTAACTCACTTTGCAAAAACTCGACATCATCAAGCTTTCGCGAATACTGAACCTTGACGTACTTCGGCCCTTTTATAATCGAGCCGCGAACAGGCGCTATAAATTCGGCCTTATACTCGAGGCTTTCTGGTCGAGCTGAGTTCGCCTTGGAAACATGGTCCAGCAGAGGACTTTTCTCCCGAGTGTACTCATCAATATCATTATCAAGGTCATTTAAGAAATCGATGACAGGCCTCATCATTTCCAACATACGCTGAAAGGTCTTCACCCATATGACACTATCTTGATCAATATCAGTCTTTGTGGTGTTCCAAGGAACCCTAGAAGAGTCCGCAGAATCAAAAGAAACAATCCCACGAAATCTCGCAAACTGATTATGGAATGCCGGAATTAAAGCTTTACCAGCTTCTTCCTCTAGGAGCCCCCAACCTGTAACAGTCCGACGGTCTGCCTCCAACACAATACGACCATTACAGATCACGTACCAACCAGCCTCTTTAGGAGCAGACGGTCCTACACCTACAATTATACTTACATCGACCGGGGCGAGCCCTTGATCCTCAAATCGAATGACATCTCTACCAGGCTGCATCTTATCGGTGACATGCAGATAAATATTAGTAGCATCTATTCGCTTGCCATTAACAAATACTTGGAGCCCTTCAGAAATAAACTGCCTATGCTTGGACTTAATAAGCCCAATTATTGAATTCTCAAAGATAGCTGTAGAGAACCTGAAGGAGACCTCGGGTCGAAGATTGGTAACTTTTATGTCCGTACCGGGCTCTTCGGAGGAGATATCAGTACCCACACCAAAGTCGGACCACGGGAAAGTCCATTTTTTATCATCCAATTCCCAAGCAGGCACATCAACCTCAATTGCCCATTCCTCATCACTGGTCGCCGACTGGACTATGAAGTGCTTTCCAAACTTGAAGAGTGCACGTTTCATACCTACGCCGAACTGACCAATTGAATGTGAGGTTTGAGAAGCCCCTCTAGGTCGACCAAATCTAAAAGCGTAGTTTCGAGCGGTACTAATACTAAAACCACCGCAATTATCGGCTATTCTAAAATGTTTTTTATCAAAGGTAATCTCAACCTTACACCCGTCATAAGGTATTTCAGAGGCCGCTTGCGCCTGAGCTAATCGTTTAGCTCCATCAATGCAGTTGTCTACGAGATCTAGCACTGCTTGTTCAAGTGGAATGTCTCGCACTAGCATATCTACAAAAAAAGCCTTTGTAGGCTCGGCATTAATTTCGTCATCTTCCAGTTGGTCCGCCATAGCTACGCTCCTTGTCTGTACCTCGATAATGCCAATTTGGCATCGGCAACGGTAGCCCCCCCTGTCGCCTCCCGATCGACACCTCTGCCTGTTTGGTGTATCTTCCGAGCCCATTTAGAGGGGTGCGGATTCATGCATACCATACTTGACCTCTTTAGCGGCTGCGGAGGCCTGGCGCTCGGCTCTAAAAGAGCCGGCTTCAAGACAGCCCTGGCAGTAGACATAGACCCGATCCTGTCCAGCTCCTTTGGCATCAACTTCCCCAAAACGCGTTTCCTTCACGCTGATGTTTCCACGCTCAGCACAGAGCAGCTCTCCACACTCCTGCCGAACGGCGTCGACGGCGTGATCGGCGGGCCGCCATGCCAAGCGTTCAGCGGCATAGGAAAACGCCTACCGGACGACCCAAGAAGGGACTTGGTTGGAGAGTTTTTTAGGATCATCAAAACCGTTCAACCTGCATTTTTCCTAATGGAGAACGTGCCGGGCCTGGGCTTTCCGGAGAACCTCCCGATACTGGAGAAGGCAATCAAAACCCTAGGGGACCGGTGGGTCATTCATGGTCCACTAACCCTTGATGCATCGGACTTCGGAGCACCTACTAAGCGTAAACGGATCTTCGTATTTGGATTCGATCCGGCAAAAATGAATGTCCCTTCAATTGCCGAAGTGATCGCAAGCAGCGCCAGCAGAACAAATGTTAGAGACGCTATTGGTGACCTAGCCGACATACCAGTTTCCGAGGCGGCGCAGTGGGCGTACAAGGATCAGCAAGAAGTATCCTGCTATGCCCGAAAACTACGATCACCTAGCGGCTACTTCACAGGACACCAACTAACAAGGCACCGCGCAGAAACGATCAAGCGCTACGCCAACGTATCGCAAGGAGGAATAGATCCAGTCGGGAAGCATAAAAGGCTTGATTGGAATGGCCTTTGTCCGACCTTGAGAGCCGGCACGGGAAGTGACCGCGGATCCTATCAGTCGGTACGGCCACTTCACCCAGAGCATAACCGCGTTATATCCCCAAGAGAAGCTGCCCGCCTACAGGGGTTCCCTGATGATTTCGTGTTTCATACGACGGTCTGGCACAGCTTCAGAATGATCGGAAATAGCGTGTCTCCAATCATCGCCGAGACACTGCTTACTAACATTCGCAAATACCTGCCTTCAAAAACCGAAGAAGCACCAACCAAGAACTCCGCTCAGCAAGCACTTGTCTAGCGGGCGACTACATCGAAAGCATTTTCTGTAAAGCGCTGATGTAGCAGGGTCAGACAATGGCTAAAAGTTCCAATTTATGGCCCTCTGTGGTCTAGCAGGACGCTAGGCGGGCTATTACGGCTGCTCTACCCTTTTCTGAGCAGCTGTATAGGCCTCAGAGCGTTCACGCTTACCAACAGCCACAACCGTTATCACCAGTTTGTCATCGACAACCTGATAGACAAGACGGTAACCGGCAGAGCGGAGCTTGATCTTGTAGCAGTCAGCCATGCCGCTGAGCTTGTCAGCCTCGATGCGGGGCGAGGTCAGGCGCTCTTTGAGCTTCTTGGCAAACTGGAGACGAATGGTGGCGTCGAGCTTGTCCCATTCCTTGCGAGCCTTGACGTGAAACTCAAGCTTGAAGCTAGGCACGAATGCCCGCCTCGGCTTCGGCGATCAGGTCGTCGATATCCACCGAAACGGTTTCGCCACCCTGGCGAGCACGAACGGTTTCGGCCAGGCGCAGGTCATCAAGCATTTCGAGCATGGCTTGATAGCGAGCGGGGGGTACGGCATAGAACGCCGGTTCGTTACGGTTGAGGATGACCACGGTTTCGCCATGACCTTCACGAATGGTGCCCATAGGGTCACGCTTCAGATCAGTAACAGAGGCAGCTACATCAGCCAACACTGGGAAGGTCATGGAAACACCTCTTCTAGCATCATTAAAAGCACCTTTAAAAGCACTCATAGCGTACGCCAATCGGGTGACTACTAGAAGCCTTTTTTCTGGAAAACACTGTGACACCGAGGACTCACCACCGCGCAAAGCCCCGGTTTATGGGGCTGTATGGGCGAGCAAGGGAAAGCACAAGTGATTCATAATGCTGGGGTCCGGGGTTCAAGTCCCTGCGTAGCCACCAAACAAATTAAGGGCTTACCGAAAGGTAGGCCCTTTTTGTTTGCTGCTCGTTTTTGAAAGCCTTGATCGAGAGCGAGTGTCCAGTTCCCGCCTGCGGCCCGGAAGCCTCAAGCTCTGCTCAACTCCTTCGGATCATGCTCCGCCAGCCAGTGCGCCAGCGCCTTGTTGATGCGGGTTTGCCAGTCGGTGCCGGTTTCCTGAAAGGCGGCGAGGACCTCGCTGTCGAGGTGCAGGCTGACTTCCTTGCTCGGGGCGGGTTTGGCGGGGCGCTGTGGTTCCTCGCCGTCGGTGCTGCCGAAGAGTTCGGCCAGCAGGCGTTCGGTGGCGAGTTCCTTGGCTTGTTGGCGGGCAAGGGGCATGGGGGTTTCTGTCGGTCGGTTTCTTCTATCCATCTGCTCCGCTCCGGGATTATTTTTGCGTTATCAGTCGGACAAGCGGGGGCCGTGCAGAATTCCCTGAACCGCGTAATCCGTGGCTTTCACGGGCGCCGTCAACATGAATAGGCGTTTCGCTCGCAGCGCGTGCTTTTCACGTTTCCTTCACATCCGCCGCTGTAACGTCTCTCCCTGACGCAATTGACTCCTTTGTGTTTGTTACGGCTTGAGCCCGCTTCCCCGCGGGCTTTTCTTTGTCCGCCGATCGGCGATGTACCCTTTTCCTCCGCAAAGTTTGCTGCCGCCCCGGCGTCGGCGCGGCATAATTGCCGGCCTACGGCTGACCAGCCGGATACCGCGAAGAGATCAGGATGCAAGCAGAAAAGAACGACGCGCCCGCGCACCTGCGTCGAAGGAAAAGAGCCCCTTGGGGATTGCTCGCCGTGCTCGTTCTGGTAATGGCTGGCGGATGGGGTTTCGTCTCGCATTTCGCCAACCAGATGCCGCCGACCTTCACCGAATTCCTGCAATCGGTGCGCTTCAACGGCAAGCCGGTCTTCGGCAGCGACGCGCCTCCGCCCGCCCCGGCTTTCGCGCCGGCGCAGGTCACCTCTCCAGCGCCAGGTTCTGCGCCCGCTGCGCCGACGCATTACGAGTTCCAGGAAGAAACCGTGAAGAGCATCCAGCTCGGCAAGCCGGCCGAGAAGAAATAGCCCTCGCTGCGCCCGCTTTCGCCAGCAAAAAGGGCTTCCTATGGAAGCCCTTTTTCGTATCCGCCAATTGGCTCAGCGCGGTGCAGAGTATGGGCCAGGTCCGCCGCCCGGCCCGCCGTGCCCACGTCCCTCGCCGCCGCCATGGCCGCCACCGGGCGGCATGAACAGCCAGCAACCGGAGAGCATTGAAACGAAGGCGGCGACCAGCGCCAGCCTGGCTATTCGACTCGACATGCAGCGATCCTCGGTTCGGGAACATTCCCCCTCTTCGGACAACGCCGCGGGCCACGCTGCAGTATCCATCGGGTATCGACGCGCTTACCCAGTCGATACTTCTAGCGGCACCACTGCTCTTCGCAGGGCTCGCCGTCATGGTCACCGTCCATCTTCGTGTTCGGGCAGTTGGCGAGAAAGTAGCGCGCCTCGGCGCAGGAGGTCATCTGCGAGCAGTAGCTCCGGCCGTCGCAGAGCGCGGTGCGGCTGACGGTTTCCTTGACCCGCGCCGGGAGCGTGAGCAGCGCGCTATTGGCCAGGCTGGCATCCTCCGGCAGGTTGCTCACGACCGGGCTGGCGGGTGGCACGAGCAGGTAATGCCAGGCGCCGTAACCGATCGCGATGAGCAGCAGCAGTTTCTTCAT